GACCATTGGCAATCAACTGCGCTTTCTGTTCGCGCTTCACGTCCGCCTTCAACTTAGTCTCCAGCGCCAACAGGTCCGCCAGATCGTATTTCTTCAGGCTCCGGTTGCCGATCGTGTATTCCTTCGCAACACCACCGTTGATGATCGTGCGGATCGCAGCCTGCACTGCGTCCAAATCCTTCTGCGCCTGCGTCCGGCCATCCAGCGCAGCAGGTGAACCCGAATAGCTCAATGCTGCCTTGACCAGCGACTGGCCGCTGCCCAGCGTGATTGTGCTGCCCGTCTTGGTGGCAACGGCCTGCCAATACCAAGTGCCAGCGTCGAATGCAGCACTGGTGTTAGCCGCGATGCTGAACTCCCAGCCGGTCCCATACGCAGTGCCGACCACCGTCGCGCCTTCGCTCGCGGCGTTGTATCGCAGGTAATAGGTCAGCGTGTAATCAGCGCTGCTGACCGTATTGCCCAAGTTGTCCACGCCAGCATCATCCCGCCACTGGATCGTGTCGCCTGCTCTGATCTCGCTTGGGATGTTCACGGCCTACCAGTTGCTGACGAAGCTGCTAGCACCAACCGCGGTAGGCGGCTGCTTTCTTGATCTTAGCTCCGGCTTTTGCAATAGTTCCAGCCGTCTCTCAAGCTGGTCCCAAATCGTCCGGCGATCATATCGCTGGTAAAGCAGGTTCAGCGCCGCATAGCTATAGACCAGCGTGTCCAACGCTTCGTTTCTTGCACTCGCCTTCTTCACCCACTCGCGCGTAGGGAAGCCTGAGCGGTTGTATCTCAACACTTGCTTCTCAGCCGTCAACTGCTCGAAATACTCAGAGGTGGCCTGCATATGAAAGTGCAGGTAACCAGCACCAATCTCGTTGTGCTTCAACCTGCCGAACAGCGTCGTCTTGATGGTGTCGGTGCCAACTGAATACAACAGCGCCCCACGCTTCAACGTCTTGCCCTTGTAGTTCACATCCACCTTGCTCGGCTTACCGATCGGTGGCTTAGCCCGTTGGCTGGCACCCTTGATCGCAACCACACCCTGCCTGCCACGCTCCCTGGCGTACTGGTAGACCTCCGCTGAAAAGTGGCCGCCGCTATCAACCGCGATCACATCCGGGCGCATCTTTCCGCCGCTGCTGTGCTCCCATTCCTTCAGTACCAACTCGTCGAGCTGCTTCCACAACTCCGGCCGGCTTGGATCGCCATAGATCTCTTGGTGATCGATCAGCCAGGCCTCCTCCTCGCGACCCCATGCCCACACCGACACCGCCAGTCGGTTGTCCTGCACGTCAACGCCTGCAGTCAGTGCTAGGCCGCCCTCAGGGATCACGCCGGGTTCGTAGTGTTCGCAACGACCCATCAGGCCATCGGCGCTGACCTTGCTCGCATAGTCCTCCTCCCATGTCTCACCCAGCACGGTGTTGACCCAAGTCTTCAGCCGCGGCGCATCGCCCTTACTGCGCAGGAAATCCTCCACCACCTCCTCCCAGCTTTTCCATCCCAGCGGGCTATAGAGCGACGACAGATGGAAGCCAGCGGTCTTGCCATCGCCTGGCGCCGTAGACATCCATTGCCCATCGGTCAACATCTGAGTCTTATGGGACTCAGCAAAGCGTTCCTTGCAGTGCTCGCACTCATACAGCACCGTGCTCGGTTCGTTGTCGTCCCACTTCAGTTGCGGCCACTTCAGCCATTGCAGCGTTCCGCAGCATGGGCACGGCACGAAATAACGCCGCTGGTCTGACAGCAGAAACTCCGACTCGATACGGCTGAACTCCTTTACCGTCGGCGTGCTCGTCATGAAGATCTTGCGCCGGCTGAAGGTGGTGCTACGCCTCTCAGCCAGCGTCACGGGATCACCCTCCCCGTCCACATCAGTAGGGAAGGCGTCAACCTCGTCTAAGAAAATATGCCTACAAGGTGCCGAGCGCAATCCAGTCGCGCTGTTGGCGCCCGTCAAGATCATCATCCCCCCTGCCCACTCCTTCGCAAACATCGTGTTGCCACTATCCCGGCTCCTGGCCGGTGCGATGCGTTCGCTTAAACAAGGTGTTTCGTTAATCAATGATTCCAACCGTTGCTTTGATAAGCGCTTCGCCATATCAACCGTCGGCTGCACCATCAACATCGGTCCGCCAGCGTGGGCGATTACATACCCGAGCCAGTTGGATCCAGCCTCCGTCTTACCGAGCTGCGCGCCAGCCATCAGCACCACGCGCTGCACATTGCTGGTAGTGCTCAGCTCATCCATGATCTCCCGGAGGTAAGGCGTCCGGTCTGTCCGCCACGGACCAGGCTCCGCCGATGCCTTGCCACTCAACATTCGATGCTGATCAGCCCACTGGCTCACCGTCAGCTCCGGCTCGAATTGCAGCGCATCAATACTCGCTGCAATCAATTCATCAATCGCCGTGGCCATTTAATCCCTCCAGTGCCTGTCCGATTTCCTTCAACAGCAGCGCGTGAATCTTGGCCTGATCAGTCTCGGCCGCAACAATAGGTGCCACGCGGTCGGGGATCGTGCGCAACGCATCGCGCACTCCCATATGCAGTTTCGCCAGCTTTAGCTTTAGCTCCGCCTTGTCGACCAGCTTGGCGCTGCGCTGCTTAAACTCCAGCTCGCTCAGCTTCGCTGCGAAGGCTTCACGGATCGCACGGCTTCTGGCAAAGCTTGGGATCGCACGCTCATCAGCCTGCTGGCGCCGCAGACTCTCATCAATCTGAGTGCCAGGATTTCGCCCACCTCGATCGGGCGCTTTGGCCGCGGCAATCTCACGATCCAAGGCCTGAGGATCGGGGATCACATAGGACCGACCCTCACGCTTCAGCGTTGTCAGCCGACCATCCTGCGCCCAGCGAGCCAGCGTCTGGTAACTCTTGCCCCTGCTCTCCGCATACTCACGCAGGTTCATTCGGCACCCTCAAGCACCGCCAGCTTGCCTGTGAACTGTTGCCAGCGTTGCACAATCACATCGCAGTAACGCGGATCAAGCTCCATCAGCCGCGCCTGCCGGCCGGTCTTCTCGCAGGCGATCAAAGTGCTGCCAGAACCGCCGAACCCGTCAAACACCAGTTTGCGCTTTGGGTGATCCTCCAGCGCCATCTCGATCAACTCGATCGGTTTCATTGTCGGATGCAACGTGTTCCGCTGGCGCTTCAGCTGCCAGACATCTCCTCTCACCGTGGACTGTCCGCCGAAAGGTCCGTGATAAAAAATGATCTCGTGCTGCTTGTAGTACAGATCCAGATTTTGCGCTGGATTTACCTTGTCCCAGACAATCATCGATTTGGCCGGCTTTCCGAGATCAGCCATCGCCTGCTTGAACAGGTGCGCGTATTGCCAAGAACAGCAGACATACATCACCTCGCAAGGCATAACAGTGCTGCGAAGGAAGTCCAAAAACTGCTCATCGCTCATCTTGTCGTTAGCAATCTTGTCAAACTTGGCGCCCATGTCCTGATAGCCGATGTTGTAAGGCGGATCAGTAAAAACCAAATCCGGGTTCTTCCCGCAAAGCAGCTTGTCAAGGTTGAGCGGATCGCTGCTATCCCCGCACATCAACCGATGCTTTCCCAGCAGCCACACATCCCCCGGTTTGGTGATTGGCTCCTCCGGCACCTCTGGCACCGCCTCCTCATCCGCATCCTCTGGCGGTAACTCCTCCACCTCAGGTAGCAGATCACTCAGCTCGTCATCGCTGAAACCGATCACGCTCAGATCGAAATCATCCGCCACTAGATCCTGCAGCTCGGTACGAAGCAGCTCCAGATCCCAGCCAGCATTCAGCGCCAGTTGGTTGTCCGCCAAGATGTACGCCCGCCGCTGACGGTCGCTCAGGTGATCGAGCACCACCACCGGCACCGTGCTCAGCCCCAACTCCAGCGCTGCCTGCAGTCGGCCATGGCCAGCGATAATCCCGTCACTTGAATCCACCAAGATCGGGTTGGTGAACCCAAACTCCACAATCGACGCTGCGATCTGTGCTACCTGCTCAGCGCTATGTGTCCTTGCGTTCCGCTCATACGGCTTAAGTCGGCTTAATGGCCACAATTCGATCCTCTGCGCCATCTGGATGGTCAGCTTCGGGTCGCTCAAAACGCTTATTGCAAGTGCGTCTCATTAAAGCAGTTTCAGAAATCTGGCGCTAGCCAATCTCTGCGCGTTTGTACGACC